CACCCGCGAACTGCTGCTGAACACGCACCGCTTCCAAGTTAGAGTCGATGATTCGCTGCACCGCGTCGGCTTCAGCTTGGGCACGACGATCTGCTTCCTCGGCCAGCCGGCGGTTTTCATCGGCGACGCGTCGGGCAACGTCAATCTGTTTCTCAAACTCTGCCGTAGCGTTCGCGACGCCACGCGAGTACTGCTCGGCGTTGAGCTCCCCGGCATCGGCTTGCTCTTGAAGGTCAGCGAGAGCCTCTTGAAACTTCAAGGCAGCATCGAACCCGGCCTGACCGAACTCTCCAGCCTTGGCGATTGCGCCGTCTAATCCCTTCTGAGAGTCGGCGAATGCCTTGCCCAGTGCCGTGACTTCTTCTGTCGTGCGAGCCACCGCATCGGCAGTTTGCTGCGTAACGGTCGCCGCCTCTTCCGCCGTTGAAAAGAATGACCGAAAAAAGCCGACGGTGCCATTCACGGCGTCGCCGAATGCCCCGAAAACTGAGCCGATTGTGCTGAGAACTGGCCCGAGCACAGTGCCGATCGCTTGGGCTACTGCGGTGACGATGTTGATGAGACCGCTGAATGCTTTTGCAACACCTTCAATCAAGCCAACAAACGGCAAGAGCACCGACTGACCAAGCCCCTTGACGGCGACGCCGACTTGATCAAACGCGGCCCCTAGGCTGTCGATGTTGCCGCGATCCGTTTCACTGAGTGCAGCCCCAAAACGCTGCATATCGTTGGCCGCGCCGCCTATGTTGTTGAAGAACGGAATGAGATCCGCCCCCGCCCGGCCGAAAAGTGCCGTCGCCGTGGCAGTGCGTCGGGCAGGGTCTTCAATACCCGCGATCGCCTGACCGATTCGCTGATACTGTTGATCTGGCGAGAGTGCCTGAAGTTCTTCGACCGTGACGCCAATCTGCGAGAGAGCCTTCTGTGCCGCCTTGCTTTCCTCATCCACACCAAGCACTGACTTCTGAAGCCGGCCGAACGCGGCACTCACCGCGTCGATGCTTGTGCCACTGCGGTTCGCAGCCTCCTCCAGCGTCTGGATGAACTCGAACGAGACGCCGAGTTTGTCGGCGGTATTACCGAGCTTCTCGACCCGATCCTCTAGGGCCAGAAGACCACGCACGACTGATGATGCCCCTGCCCCGAGGGCGGCGATACCAGCCAAGGCGGCTGTTGTTGGCGTGATGAGGGACGTGAAGGATGTCGCCAGATTGCCAACACCAGACCGTAGCCCACCTGCGAAGATTCGCGACAATCCCTCGCTCGCACTCGCGATGCCCGAGATCCGCCCCGCGATGTTGCCCAGTGGGCCGGGCAGCACAGCGAACACACCGGAGAGCTCGTTGAACTTGATTGCGGTATTGTCGGCCGCAGTCTCGATCTCTTTCTGCTGCACCGCGAGACCGCGAGCCGCACGCTCGGCGTCAGTGAGCCCCTTGGCAGCGTTCTCCGTTGCCCGGCCGTAAGTCTCCAGCGAGATGCGTCCCGCGTTCACCTGCTCGTTTAGTTCCGCCTGGGCACGATCGAATCGCTCAAGCGGCGAAAGATTCGCCTCGGTAATGCGGGCCGCACGCTCAAACGCTGCGGCTTCATTGTTGACTGCCTCGGTCAGCCGCTCAAAGCCGGCCGCAAACTGCGTTGCTGCTCCCGGCCCGCCATCGCGGAGCGTATTGATGAGACCTTGGGCTTCCTTCTCAAACCGAGCCTGAGCCGCTGCCGCCGCTTCACTGCCGCCCGAGAACTTGGCGAACTGCCCGGTGAGCTTGTCTGCCTGATCGCCGAGACCGACCAGTGCGCGCTGCACCGGGTCCAGCTTGAGCCCGCTGGCGTCAGCCGTAACCCGTAACGCCAGTGAGAGGATGTTAGCCATCGCCGAGTTCCTGCCGCAACTTCATCAACGCCGCGTAGTCCTGCTCTGGGTGACTCGGTGGCCTGACGAGCGGCACAAAATCCGACGGCTTTGGCACCGCCCCTTCTTTTGAATAAGGAGCGAGGATCGATGACACGACAAGTCCGGTCTGCTGCCACGGGTCCGGCAGTGCTTGGAAGTATCTCGTGTAGGCGATCCACTCGGTCAACTCTCGCGAATCCATGCGTGAGCACAGTTCACGAACCGTCATCCCGAGATGCCCCGCCAAGGCAAACAGAAACCTGCGCCCTGGTGAGACGTTTAGGATTTTCCCAACTGCTCGACATCACCCTCCGTCATGTTGTTGTGCCGCATGGCAACGTCAAACAGCCGGGCCATCACGCTGCCACTCTTGTTCGCGAGTGCCGATACCTGATCGCGAGTGAACAGCAACTTGCCTTGCTCGTCGCACAGCACCCGAGCCAGATACTCAGTCCGAAAGTTCTCGATGCCCGTTTCACGCTTGCCCATCCAGAGCCGCTCGTAGGAGTCCCGCTCGCCCACGCTCATCACGCGACAGTAGACGCACGGCTCTTCGTCGCCTGCCTTCCACTCCTTCGGCCGCCATTCGGGCACGACAACCTTGTGCAGTCCGGTGTCATCAGCAGCGAGAATCTGTTCCGCAGTCAGTGCCATCATTCCTCTCCTGAGTCTTCGGGATCACGCACCCGTAGTACTCATCACCCTAAGCGTGTACGCAAACCTCACCGCGTCGTTCGCCTCTGCCTCTGCGGTCCTACCTTGCAGAACGCAGTCGCGGTCAAACAGGAGGGCAGTCGATGCGCCGGCCGGTGCCACGATTCGCAGGCGGCGACGCACGCCGTAGTCGGACGATGGCACGGTCGCCGTCGAGAACGAGAAAATCTCGACGGTCCCGCCTTCCGACGAGAACGTGCCGTCGCGACTGAGCGGAAGCTCACCACCCTGCGTCGCTGAAAACTGGCTCACCTCTAGGAGTGTTGATGCACCCCAGGTGAAGGTCATGCCCTGAGCAGGGATCGCCATCGTGGCCCCCTATTGTCAGGTCAAAGACCCCGTACGCACGAGAGTGAGAACACCCTGCCCACGAACCGCATCATTGGTCGCGAGCGTCAGCGTCGAACTGGCAACCGTCGCGAAGAACGCCGTGCCGCCAGCCCCGACTGCACCGATCAAAGCCGTACCGCCGATCGCGATGTAGACCGTAGCGGTCGAGCCGTCGAGCAGAATGCTCCTGCCGATGTAGTCGAACGTGATCTGCCGACCAGATCCCCCATCGTCAGCGGGCACGACCAGGGGCGTGCTGAGGGTCGCGGCCAGTTCGCCAGAAGACTGCCCGAGGTGCGCGACGTTGATCGTGGAGTCTGCCCCGGCCGCCGGATTCGTGTTCGAGATCACGATATTCGTGACCGTGTACGCAGCCGCGCCGAACCGCAGAATCGTCCCAGATCCATCGTGTGGGGTGGGGAATGACACGGGCTATATCTCCTGCCAGAGAATGGTGTAGGTCTGCGTCACGCTGTAAACGGCGGGTAACTCGCCACCGGCCAACTGTACGAACCCGTCGCTCTCATTGAGCAGCGACACGTTGCGAACCGAAATCCAGTTTCCCAAGGCACCGTTGAAACCATCCAGTGTCTGGCGGCAGCGGTCAGCGAGCTCCCTTACTGCCTCATACGTCGTGGCGTACATATCCACGGCCAGAGTCACGGTCGCGATTCCCGCCGGCCCTGACAGGGTGGCTTCCCGCTGCACCGCCTGCCGCCGCCATGTCACGAACGGCAGGGCTGCCGAGGCGGGTGCGATGACCGGGTAGACCCGATCGCCAGCCAAGTCGGCCACGAGCGGGGCGGAAGCCAGGGCGTCAGCGAGTAGACGTTCGGGGGATTTCACGCTCATGGGATGTTTCCTGACCTTGGCTGCGTGATCGCACTCAATGCCGCCTCAAGGGAAATCCGAAGTTCCCGCGAGAGGATTTCCGCCACCGTGGGGCGGGTCTGGTTCCAAGCGGTCGCGAGCGGCGGACGGCCAGCCGTTCCGCCCGCCGGCATCGCCGGGATCGTGATCGGGGTTTTCGACTTGCGAAAGAACGCCCGAGGGTAGCCGGGCTGCGTCTGTACTCGGCTTCGCTCCCCTGTGGTCGGCGTGTCCATCGTGAAGGAGCCGAGCCGATTGAAACTCGAAGCGATGTAACCGCCCTGCCCTTTCACGCTGTGCGTCTGCACTTCAGTCACAGTGCCAGACCTCGTGCGGCGAGTATGTGACTTGCGGATGTACGGGGTATTCGACAGCGTGTTGACTTGCCGAGCCTGTGTGCCCTCTTCAAGCCAATACTGATGGAATGCTCGGTCAGGCCCGGATCGCACGCTGCCACCAGCGGCACTCGCCGATGGCCCGCGACCGGCGCGGGTATAGCCCAAGATGCCGACCGCATTGCCATCCTGTGGGTACTGCACCACTTTGGAAGTCACGGCTCGCTTCAGATTGCCGGTCGGCCCGAGCGGCGTCACCTCGCGAAGCCGCAACTCCGCAGGCAGCAACGCCTTCTCCAATGCGGCGGCGAGGATCTGAGCCTTCGCGGCATTTGGAAAAAGCCGACCGATGGTGTCCCGCAGTTCGCGGAGCCCCTCGATCTCAGCGGAGAGTTCGATGCGCCCCAGTGCCACTAGGTCACTTGCTCCTGGCACAGCAACTCGTGCTCGCTGCGGTTCGCGTGTTCGAGCAGCGTCGTGATCTCCAGCACCCGACCACGCCACAAGAGCCGCATCGTCTGCACAAGC